GAATATATATTATATCCTGTTTTAGTATTATTAATGCTATTTCCTAATTTTAATCCTAACATATCTTATGTTGTAGCACCTTCATGATAACCTATACCAATACCTGATGTTAAAGTTATTGCGGTTATATTCATAAATAAAGTAGTACCTGCTGGTAAAGTTGTTACTAATGCACTTTCACCTGTTGCATCTGCTACTGTAATTGCACTAATTACTGATGTTACAGGAAAATATACTGCATAAAAATCTTTACTTGTTTGTGCAGCAGTAGTAAATATTTCTGTGCTACCATTTTTACCTAATTGTTCTACTAATAATTGTTGTACGTTTTCTATCATTTTTTTATTTTTTTATTGTCCATAATATATATAATTTGTTCCTGCTGGTTCTTCATGCTCTTTATATGTTACTTCTTTAAGTGTTTCTTCACCTTGACTGATATACATTTTACCTTCTGTTACTTTACCTTGTAATGTATAATAACCTTTTGTTGTACTTGTAGATGTTGCACCATAAATTGCACTTATAAACGCACTGCCCTTTTCTTTTACTGTACTTGTTCCATGCTCTAATAATACATCATTAATAGCTAAAACTATTGTAATACCAAAATAACTACTAGGATTGCTTAATGGTCTTATATTTAGTGTTGAACCAACAACTAAACCACCACCTGCTGCACCACCTGTATCTGCATATTGCTTACATTCAACTAAATTCGCACTTAAAGTAGGATTGCCTATTTGTGGAAAACTAAAAACATTAGTTTGCGGATTAGTAGTAATATCTGTTACTTGTGTTTCAGCCGCACTTCCTATTGAAAAACCATAAGAATGTCCAACAGGCATTTTAGAAAGTATAGTTATATTTATCCCTGTTGTAGTTTGTGTTACACTTGTAACTTCTAAAAATCTTGTATTGTCGCTTTGTGAATTTATACTTGCAACAGACATAGAACTATTTATTATAACATCACCGCATTGATTGTTTATATCAAAATTATAAGTCCCAGCATCTAAATTTGTTAATTCTTTATTATAAACATCATTTAAACCTGTCAGATTTTGTGTAAATACTGTTGTGCCACTTAAACTTAAATTAACTACACCTATTACACCTGAATTTTCTTTTGGTGCAGTAGAACAAGTTTTAGCTATGGTTGCTGAACTTTCTTTTGTTAGTTCATATAATTCATATCCATAATATCCAACAGGTAAGCCATGAAAAAAACCATTAAACAAATTTTGATTTGTAATATCTGTTGCTGCTAAATTTAACTTTGTATATCTATCAAATACACTAACACTTGCACTATAAACATATATTATATTACCTGTCATATCATTAGTTAATTTAAACAAAAAATCTAACTGATCTTTAGCAACAGTTGTATCTATTCTTACATCTTCTGTTACTAAATAAATGAATTCAGGTTTTGCAACTGTATTATAAGTTAGTTGTATCATATTATAATATAGAAAATTATAGAATTTATTTGTATTCTAAAAAAAAAGGTGGTATAAAACCACCTTAATTAAGAAAATATATAAAAACACTAATGTTAGAGTTTATGATAATTAATCTATATCTACTTGCACGTTTGCAAAATCACTATTATCAAATGGTGTTGTAGTATAATCTGCAACAACTGCCATCGGTTGTTCTTCCATACCATCAAAAGTCCAAGAATATCCATTATGATCTCCAAATGCTGCACCACTTAGATTAGTACCTGAATTTAACCTCATACCATTTCTTACACCCATACAAAGTATAACATTTTTATTTGCTGCATTTAATTGATTCAATTCTGCAAATATAACTAATTTTACTGTAGATAATAATCTTACTTCATTTTGATCAGCAGTAGATAAATGATTAAGTTTTATTGATACTTGTGGTGTATAATGTATAGTACCATTTTCAGTTGAACCTACAATAGTTTCTGTTAAACTACTTTCACCACGAGGTAAAGTGTATCTTCTTAAAAAAGTACCACTACCCATGTTTATATCTGTTACTGCACCACTAGCAACTACAATACCTGTACCTAAAACTTCACCTGTTGTTGGATTTGCATCAAAATCATCCCAAACTCCAAAATAAATATTTTTTATACCACCTGCAATTCTATCGCATTGTAATTGCCTTCCTTTTGTTAAATTTGAACAAGCTGCTGTACTCATATTATTTATTTTTTAATTAAGGTAGAGGTTTTTACACCCCTACCATATTATTGTTTATTAATGTTGCATTCTTAAAATATCAGCACCTACTCCTGATTGTACACCTGCTGAATATCTAGCTACACATCTAATGTTATCTGAACCATCTAGGTTAGCCATATCCATTAATTGTATTCTTGTGTGGTCTGATAATAAATCAGTACCAAAGAATAAGTTAGAACTTTGTGCAATAACTAAACCATTATCTCTCATACCTGGACATACTGCAATTTTATATCCTTCAAAAACAGGCTCATAGTCAGCGTTCATATTATAAGCGTTTACATATCCTAATGTAGATACTGCTGAAATATATAAGCTATAAGTCTTAGGAGACATATAGATATGTAAATCATCTTTTCTTAATATAGTTGAAATATTATCAGCTAAATCAGAAGTTGCAGTTTGTAAGTTAGCAATAATATTGTTAACATCAAATGCACCTGATGCCGATGATTGAACAACTGTTGCGTCAACACCTGGTAATAATAAACCTGTCGTTGCAGTCATAAAACCTAAAAATCTACCAGCACCATTATCTCCAGCCCAAATATCATTCTCTACTCCATTTGCAATAATTTCACCAAGATAAGATATTACATAATCTTCAAATGCTGGTGGTGGTGGTGATCCTGCACCTGCTCTCATTTGTAGAGCTTCCCATGAATCAAGTAAATCTTTTTTACATAAATCAATGTTGATCATTAGGTTTTTAGGTTCTAATACTTTTTCTGTTAATGCTAAAGTACCACTTTCATTAAAATTACAAGCAGCATTTTGTATAACTGCACCTGTATTATCCATTCTTTGGATATTGCTTTTAAATTTAATGTTTTCAATTTTTGTTAGAAATTCTAACGATTTTGCTTCTTTTAGTGCTGCACTGATGTAAAAACCAGCTGCTTTACCACTAAAATTTGATGTTGTTGTTAAAGCCATTTTTAAATTTTTTTTTTATTATTTATTTAAGTTGTATAAAAATCTTTCTTGTTTAGAAAGTTTGTTATATTGTTTAGTTGTTAGTACAGGTTTATCTGCACTAAATTTATTTGTATTAACAGGTGCTTCTGCTGGACTTTCTGCTAATTCAATTTTAAGTTTTTCGTTTTCTTCTTTTAACTTTTTAATTTCATCTTCTGCTGAAAACTCTACTACTTCAGTTGTTTTAGTTGTAACTGTTTTAGGACTATCACCTCTTGGTTCTTCTACTACTTCTTCAATAGTTTCTTCTGACATTTCTTCTTCTTTACCCTTACCTAAAACTAATTGCATTTCTTCTACTTCTTTTTCTAATTTTGACATTCTTTTTTCTATTTCTTCAAAATCGTATTCAGCCATTTTTTTCTTTTTCTTCTTTTTATATGCTAATTCTTCTTCTTCTGATGCTTCTACTTCTTCAACTTCTTCTTCTGTTTCTTCAGCTTCACCTTCCATAATTTCAGCTACTTTACCTTCTTCTTCTACTTTAACCTTAGTACCATCTTCCATTACGTATAAACCAACAGGTAATGGTATTGTAGTTCCATCTTCAGTTAATACTGAAATATCTACACCTACTTCTAATGTATCTGATTCTGATACAATAATTGTACCATCTTCTGTTTTAGCCTGAAAACCTAATTTTACTTCTTCTTCAGTTTCAAGACCTAATGCTATTTTAATTTGCTTTTTTAAATCCATAATGTGTTCTCTTTAATTAAAGTTTATACTATATGATAGAATAATTATATATTTATTTGATTTTTAATTTACTGATAATGTTTTTTCAGTTTTTTCTAATGTTTTTAAAAGTTTTTTTGTATCATTTATATACCTTAGTGTTGCATCTCCACTTTCTACCCATGGTATATTTTTTTGTGATACTCCTAATTCTTTTAATTGACTTTTAGCTTTTTTAAGTGATGTTTCTAATTTTTTTTCTAACTTAACTATTTTAGTAATTTGTGTCATTCCCTTTCTCAAAGGTGCTAAAATATTTTTTAATATTAATTTTTCATCAACACTAAACACTTCATTTTCTATTTTTTTCACATCATCTGCTATGCCTAACTCTACCTTTTGTGGTTTATTAGTTTCTCTTATAATCTCATTTAAAGCACTAATTATATCTTTATCTGTTACTTTCTTTTTCATGTTATTTTTAATCTCTAAAAGTTACTTTTTTTAATTCCTGAGCTAAAACCTCAAAAGATTGTCTTTTGCTTTCTAAACTTCTCATAGCATCATCTGCTTTATTCCATTCAGGTATTTTCTTAAAATCTACTCCTAATTCATCAGCTTGTTTTCTAATTTGTGTTCTTGCTTTTTGTAGTTCATTCTCTATTTTTTCCATAGCTTTAGTATCTACATCAATAGCTTTTTTAACACTTTTTAAGTCCTGTTTCCAAGGACGGCTTTCTGATATTTCTTTGAATGCTTTTTTAACAAGCACTTCTAATTCTTTAATATTAGCCAACTCTACTTTTCCAACTTTACTAAGTTTAGGATTAATTATTTCTCTTAATGCTTGTCTTATTTCTTCATTTGTAGGTTTATTATCTGACATCTTTTGCATTTTATCTACAAAGTACCCTTCTATACTAAGTCCTTTTAGTTCACCTTCTTTTATCTTGTTCCATAAATCATCATTATCAATACGCATTTTAACAAACCAAGTGCCATTAGGCAAATCAAAACCATACATTTTTGATTTATCCATATCACCTTCTTTTATCCAACTTTCAGTTGTTAATACACCTGATACTCTATCTTGGTGTTCATACGTTGCTTTATGGTGGTTGTTATGCTTTAAATATAGTTCTGCTGCTTGTCTTACAGTATCTTTACTGAAATACACATAATACTCACTATCTGTTTGTGGGTTATATCTAAATATTTGTTTATTAGGTATTAATGCAGGACTTACTAACATACGCTTATCTTCATCTACTTTTGCAAATGTAAGATTGTGTTTTTCTTTACCAAAATATACAAAGTTTTCTTCTATTGCAGGTGCTGATACTAAACTAATAGCATCTATTGCTAACATTTCGTTGTTTTCTTCTATAACTAATTCAACTATTTTTGTAGGCTTTTTTTTCATATTTTAAAAGTCATTTATTTTTTGTTGTGCATCATCAATTTCTTTTTCTAAATCATCTAATGATTTTCTTAATTGCGTTACATCAGCAGGTGTATCGATACCTAATTCTTTTATATCTGCTTCTAATTCATTAAGCATACCTTCTGCTTCTGTATAGGCATCATTCATATCGAATCTTACAGTATCTTTTGCTCTGATAAACATTGTAAATGCTTCATCTAGATCATTTTCTACAAATTCAGACAAACCTAAACCTCTACTAATTACTTCATCAATATCATCAATTTTAGATAGTTTTATTTTATAAGTTTTGCTAAGATTAATTTCTTTTGTGTTTTTAAACTCTTTTAATTCTTGAGCATATTCATCATAGGTCTTTTTACCTAATGGTGTAGGATATTTTTTCATTTTATTATATTTATTAGGATTAGCTTTATCACATTCTTCTTTAGTATTGTATTTACATTCTCCTGTATTACCATACTTATATTTTCCATCTTTACATTTTTTACACGGCATATTTATATATAGATACTTTTAATATTTGTTTGATTTTAAATTGTTGCCCTTCTTCTTATTGTTGCTAACTTATCTTGACTATTAGTCATATCATCAGTTACTACAAATGCTTGTACAGGTTCAGGTGCTTGTACTCCATTTAAATCAAATGCACCACTTAACATTTGAGGTGCTGGTGTTTCTGCTGATATACTTGCCGATCCACCTCCACCACTACCTACATCTTGTTCCATTATTTTTCTAACATTAGCTAGACCTGAAGCTATTATAGCTGCACCTGTAACAAAACCAGCAGGACCTCCTGTTGCAAACGCTTTATTTGCACCTGCATAAGTATCTATTATTGCACCTGCTACTGCTAATGCTTTGTTTTCACCTGCTAAACCACTTAATGCACCTGCTAATTGCCCATACGCTTCTAGTTGTGCTTGTGCATTATCTAAGGCTACTTGTTTTTGTTCTTTTAAAGTTTCTGATTGTTCTTTAGTTAAAGCAATATCTTGTGATTTTTGTTCACTTCTAAAACCTTCTATTTGTGCTAATACTGCTGCTTCTTCTGTTTTTGCTTGTATTAATGCTAAATGATCTGCATCATTTTTAGTTAAATCAAATTGTGCTTGTGCTGCATCTGTTACTGCTTTTGCATTAGCTAACATAGCTTTTTCTTGGTCATCTAAAATAGTTTTAAGTTTTTGACTTGCTGCCATTCTATCTTCCATTGACCTAGTTTCATCATCTCTAATTTGTCTTTGTATTTCAGCTTCTCTATCTTTTTGTTCTATAATTTGTTGATTTAATGCTGCTGCTATTTCTGCACTTTTATTCAGTTCTACTAAATTTTCTGCTGCTTCTAGTGTTCCTTTTGCATAATCTTTTATTGCTTTAGTTCCTTTTGTTACTGTTTCTGTAATTTTATCAACACTATCATCAACACCTGTCATTACATCAACACTTTCTTTACCTGCTTCTTTTAAACTAGACAATGCACCTTCAAAATCTCTTGCAAAAAATTTCATAAAAGCATCTCCTAAATGCCCAAACACATCCATTAAGCTATTAAATCTTTCTATAACATTATCTACTATTGCATTACCAAAGTTTTTAAGTGATTGTACAGGATCTTTAAAAATAGATTTAAAATAACCTACAACTGTACCTATATTGCCTTCTAAAAATTTAAATAAATCATTAAATGCAATATTTAAAAATTGCATAGCAGTATTAAAAGTATCTACAACTTTTTGGTTTTGTCTAAATACATCCATCATTTTAACAAATAAACCTACTACAATACCTATTCCTGCTGCCTTTAATGCAGTACCTATACCCTTTACTGCTTTGCCTACTCTACCAAAACCTTTATCAGCATCTTTTGTACTATCTGCTAATTCTTTTGTGCTTTTTTTAGCTTTATCAAGTCCATCAGCTACTTCACCTATATTTGATTTTACTATTGCTTCTACTATTTCTTGCTTTGCCATATTTTAAAATGTTGTTTCACTTATTACTTCATGTAGTACAACATTTGCACTCCATAAATTACTTACTGTATT